GGCGATATACTCGGGTGGATCGTTGAGTTGTACCTGTACTTCGTTCGAGTCCATGATCGCAGCCTCGGTCATCATGGCTTGAGAAGACTTGAACTTAATGTACATTTGCTTTTTCTCTTTTTGAATACGCCTGAGGAATGCAAACCAAATGATCTGAGTAAAGTATGCAAAAGGATTCTGAGACTTTTCGGGATCGAAGTTATGAATGTATTGAATACAATTCTCAATTCCATCTGAGATCATGTCATCCTTATACGAATATCCAGAAAAGTTAGGCTTAGTCGCTAGACGAGTTGAGATGAGAAAAATACACTCACCAATGTACTCTGGAATTTTTGGAGTGGGATCACCACACTCTTCTGCTTCTTTGCAATCAGCCTTATATTGAATAAGAGCTTCGAGTAGACTCTTATTATTCACATAGTTCTTGGCCATAATATACCTCCTAGGCTTTTATGAATTATTTAAAACAGGGTGCTATTCTAACACAGAACGTGTCAAATGTCAACCGTATAAATCTTAAACGGGAATTGTTCGTCGCTGTAGATCTCAATGCGCTGTCGGAAGTGCTTGAGTGTATAATTTTGGAATGACCCCACACTGAGATCGTCGGTAATGTCGTAGAGTGTTGCTTTGTCAGATCCATTACCTTTTCGTAGTGTTCTACCAATCGATTGCAACACCTTAATTTCTGACTTGCTGCTTGACGCAAAGATTACATTATCAAGCCGACGCAAATTAACCCCAGTACTAAATACTCCATAAGAGGCCAAAATGTCATGTTTCTTATCAGGATCATTTTCAACCAAGTGTCTAATCCTTTCTCGTTCTTCGCCTTTTGTTTTTCCATATATGAAATGCAACTCCCTGCCATCTTTACGAAGCAATGGTTCGAGAATCTTACCATGCTTTTCTACAAGATCAAACAATATTAAATTATTCTGACCTTCGAGACTGTGAACGAGATTGCGGATAAAGTTATTCCTCTTCTCATGATTCACAATAAATTCGCGCTCAGCCGGATACTTTCGAGTGTTATCTTTGACCTTGCGCAAAGCATCTTTAAATACTTTTCGTTCTGCATTAGAATGAGATAGCACAATCGCTTTGACTTCAAAATCTGCTACTGTACCACTATCCATCAAATCCTTTGTGGCAACATACTTACGTACTTCACCAAAGCAACCTTCGAGTACCATGCGGTGAGTCTTTGATTCGGCCGACTTCAGTGTACCGGTAAAGCCATGCCGATACTCACAATCAGTGAGCTTTTCCATAATGGTAGTCAATGATTTGGCCTGGAACGTATGAGCCTCATCGCCAAGGACAACTCTGAATTGGTCAAACCAAGCTTTAGGTTGCTTGATAAGAGATTGCCATGTTGAAATGACAATCGGTGCTTTAGTGTTTTTATCGACACCACCCTGAATCCTGTAGATAAGGCTTTCATCACACCCATAGTCTACAAAGTCACCTGCCATTTGGTGTACGAGAGAGATCGTAGGGACGATGATCAGGGTTCGGTGACCAAACGCCTGATAATAATGTTGCTGAATCAAATATATGATTAATGATTTTCCGGAGGATGTCGGCGACAGAGATAAAGATCTGCGCTTACGCAGGGCGTTAAGTACATACTCTGTTTGATAGTCTCTTGGTGTAAACTTACAATTAATTTCTTGAGCCAACTGAGTAGGGTAGTCATCATCGAACTCTTCGTCTAAGCCAATGTTATCGGGAACGTTAAGGTGATAATCTCGGGCTTCACAAAATTCTCGAAGCTTAGGAAGTAACCCTACGTAAAGTGTAGGGCGCATGGGTTGATAAAGTCGAATGAGTCCATCCCACACTCGAGCCTTTACTTTAGGATGGAACTGCCACCCTTCGGGCTTAAATGAGAAATACTCAGAAATTTCTTGGCGAATACTTGGATCTGCAGTAACCTTCATATTGACAGCGTTCAAATATTCGACATTAACAACATCACCCATGATATATCCAATTCCTTCACCTTTTTATTATTTATTCTTTTTGGAAAAGTAGGATCGAATGATGAAGATTCGAGTGTAAGCTACAAAGGTCATTACAAGAGTGACAAGAGTTCCAAGCATAACCGGATCAAGTATGCCGAGTATCTCAATATAGAAATAAAGCAACATGAGATTCAGCGGGTAATTAATCGCTATCCCTGTTGCTATTTGTATCGACGTCTCTTTGTGGATTTGCTTTGTTCTTTGATCCATTAAAAATCACCGGCCTGGAACTTCATAACATCAATCATTGACTTGATAATGAAGTTACGTGAGTGAATGGTCTTAATGATATCTTCAAAATAGTTTGCTCGAGCGGTATGGTAATCAATCGTAAGACTCATTTTAATAATGTCTTTGTCTGCCTGGATATACTTGTCAACTTCATTCCGCAAGACTTTCTTTTGATAAGGTCGCCATCCACGTTCTTTGAGATCTTCCTCTGCCATTGACCCATCATAATATTCTCGCTTTGCAAACTCGAGCTCTTTGTAATCAGCCTTAAGCTTCTTAATACGTAAAACCTCTTTATAGTATAGGTTATAGTATTTGCTGTGCAGAGATGGGATGCGACGAGACTCAGCAACGAGATCTGTCTCATCAATATGGGAATCTCGTGACCACATTTCACTGATGTCTTCAGTGCTCATAATAAACTCCTACTGCCATACTTCATGTCGCCGAGGAACATAAGGACCATTAATCCACGTAATTAATGACCACCTTCTACCACTCGTCACCGGCGTTATTCTATGATTTAAATTAGACGGGAAGATTATCATCGTCCCCTTTGGTTGCATTGCTTGTGGACTGTGGCCTCGCAATTGTAATTCACCACCTTCATATTCACTGCGGTCTGAAAGCTGAACTACCACTGTGTATTTACGTTGAGGTGCTTCTACCATATCCCAGTTTACATCGGCATGCCAATTATATTTACCACCAAAGTCATACTTCAATAAATTCATTTGACTTACATGAGTGATGTCGTGCCAACCATCATTATAAGTTACTACTGCATCGTAGATAGGACGTGTAAGCCAAGGATAATTATCGGGGTTTAAGGCTAGAGTCCTAACGACACGAACTTGAGTATTGAGATTTGACTGACGAGAAGTCATTACTTCTCCGTTCTCAAATGTGCCATCAGATTGTAAGGCTACAATCCTGTCGATTTCTTCATTACTAAAAAATTGATGTAAGATAATTGGACTTTTCATGCCAACCATTCTAACACATTAAATGAGTAATGTCAACTGGTCTTTTGTACTTTCATATCGTCATATCTGAAAGTAACACTAGCCTTAGGATAAGTAATATCTGAAGTAGCGAGATCGAGCTCGAGAGATGAAATGCCTGTTGGGAAAGCGTTAGTAAAAACAAATTCCATGTTTGGATTTTTATGGCTATTCATAATCAATACACGAATGTCACTTACCAGACCTTCGCCTTGTTGCAATAGTTTATACTGGTCTGTACTATCTGGAGTCCCTACACCTTCGAGCCAGTTGAGAATCTCGAGATAGTTTTCCATATTTTCATTAACAACAAAGCTGAGATCGAGATCACCATACGCTAATCGATCACCTGTCGCATACAATGCTTTGAGTGGATTAGCTACTTCAACCGGCGAGGTGGACACATCAGGAATTGTAAGTGTTTGAGTAAAGAACTCAACATTAGGAATTCTATCAATACTGATAATGAAGTTTGCGGGTGAAAGGTAATTAGTAATCATTTTTGATTCCGTAATTCGTCGAGATCAGAGATAAACTGATTCTGTGGTGTTTCTTTTTTCCAGAAGTTGTAATCTTTCTGGGCTTGCCCTATTTCTTTCTTGAGCTCTTTTACCATCTCATCAGTCAGGCTCATAATATTTATACGAAGCAACCTGTCAATTTGATCATCGGTCGCATCGGTAACAGCGAGAATCTGTTTTGCTACTGCCGCTTTCTTCTTGTTCTTAAAGATAATCTTGTCGTCAAGTACTGCTTGGATAAACTGCATCTTTACGTTGAGCCAGTCACCGAGCTCTCGAGCCTCTTCTCGTCGAAGCTCAATTCTCTTTTGAAGAACACCTAAGCGGTAATCACAAAAATCAATAATCAATTGGCGAGGGTCATCATACTCTCGTAGCTTACCTTCGTAATCAATCACTGTAAGGTTTTCGGCAAAGGACTTACTCAGCTTAAACTTAGAAACGATTTTAGCATCATTCCATTTTGCCGAAGTAGCCAACTTGAGTTTCACTTCAAACCGGAAACCATTCTTATCGCAGAGGTCATCATAGCTTACGATATCACCATCATCTTCAAGTTTATCGAGTACCTTTACATAGCTTTCGCGGTCGAAGCCATAGGGCACTTCAGTAATCTGAAGAACAGTCTTAGATGTCTTCTCATATACACCATAAGCGATCCACTTATTATCAGACTCAAGATCTGCCATTACCTTACCCGAGAACTCTGGGAATTTAATCTTTGGCTTTCGAGTAATCTTACCCATCGTAATGTAATCTTCACACTTACGAAGAAGATCTTCTGGATCACGAGGTAGGATGTTTGTAGCAAAGCCAGTAGCAATACCCTTAGTCCCATTCGCTAAGACGAGAGGAATCGTAGGGAGGTAGAAAGCTGGAGGCTCGTGCTCTGGATCTTCGTGAGTTGGAGATAAATCAATATCCTTAATGTACTTATCGAAGTTTGAGTGAAGTCGAGTATAGACATAACGAGGAGCACCTGCTTCTTGAACGAGTCGAGTACCAAATGAACCTCGCCCTTCAATAAGGCAAAGGTTGTTGTTCCACTCAGCTGCCATCAATTGGCCTGCACCTGCCGCAGAAGCTTCACCATGGTTATATCCATAATCACTAATAATACCACTCACCGCAGAGACTTTCTTGAAATCTCGCTTTGAGTTGAGAATCGACGAATAGAGGTAGAACCTTTGGACCGGCTTCATCCCATCAATCATATTAGGAATAGCTCGAGCCTCAACGGTATACTTTGCAAAGGACAACCACTCATTCGAAGCAACCTTCGAGATCGGGTAATCGTTAGTGTTAACTTCTTCAGCGGTGAACGTTGTGAGATCAACCATTGAACATGTACTCCTTTCGCAATTGCGAATCATTACCAAACATCATTTGAAATATTGAAGCATCGTCAACAGTCACTGTATCATAGACTGGATCATTAATAATGCTATCGTACTCTTCTTCTTGGAGTGAACCCAATCCCTTAATGTATCGG